CATGTGATCAATCAGCTGCAATGCCTCTTGCTGCATGCCTAGGTCCAAGAGCTCTCTCACTCTAGCGCTACTCGTCTTGGGAGCCCCCATGACGAGCCTGTCGATCTCATTGGCGTCTCGCGGCGCAACACGCGGCATATCATTACCTCCCAACGACACGTGTCATAGTCTTATGCGTACAGTTTAGCACGATGCGCAAATCTGTCAAGAAATGCATATCTTAACCCTTGATGTAAGCTCCATATAGAGCATTGAGCGCCATAAGGTCATAGCTGGCCACAGCAGAAGCCAGCTTGGCGCGACTGTCAATCTCCATTAGCGTGTGCTCTGGAATCAATCCGACCTTGCGGTCCAGCGATTCCGGCATTCTATTCAAAAGCATGGCCCCCTTTAGTATCGTGCCTATATATTGCGCATAAGCCTGCTCCAGATCGGGATTAGGCTGTAATACACGCGTATCTGCATGCTTAACTAGCGGGAACGCTCCACGCTGCTCGTAGGAGCGCAGCATCGACCGGCTGTTCATGTGCGGGGCCAACATATCGGCCACCCCATCGCTCCAGCGCAGCGACATCGGAGAGAGTGATGCGTTTTTGATAGCCAGCAGCGTTGGCGTGCGTATCATTTTGACATGACGCACTATAATGCGAGCACGATCTGGACCCACAACGGGGCGCATCTTAATGTACGAAAACTCCGACGGGCGGATTTTAATGCCCATTCCAGCCGCAGTACCCAGGATCTCGTCATCATCAAAGCAGCGGCACATGTCCTCTAGATCGTCAAATGGCATATCGCTCTGACGCTCATCGGCCTTGCGACCAACCTCGATGAGTTTGCGATTGCCAGACATCACGTCGTCAATACTCTGCCCTGCGGAGGTGCTATCAACCACCTCTTTGTCAATAGCCGACTCTTTAGACTGATACTCGCGCAACTTGCGGCTCAGCTTGGAGGCCACCTTGGCCATCCAACTCGAAGAAGGATCTGCCTCCACTCCCGATAGGAGCGAGATCTCAAAAAAACGAGGATTGGGGTTCAACACGCTGACACGCCTCCCGTCAGGCAGGAGCTTGCCCAGCGAGTGCTTGGCGTGCTCGCAGTAATCTTCCCGAGTGGGGGCCTTATGACCACAGATGGAGCATTGGTCGTATAGAACACGCGTGCCCATGCTGACACGCGGGATCATGCCGTCTTCAATCTGGCGCAACAACTTAATCGTCCTGGGGTCTGACCGGTCTAGCGCCACTAGCAACTCAACGCGGTGCATGGTGTCGTTGTATGTCGCAAACAGTATGCGCCCCATTGCTTTAGACGGGTCGTTATTGTCGTGATCCGTATAAACATGCCCCTGCTCGAAGGTCTTATGGTATAGCTTAAGATCCTCTTCGAGGAAAGCATCTCCGTTGAGATTGGCGCCCCAAAACTCACTAGCCCCCATGGCGTTGATCAGCATGTAGGAGTTCTTCTCGGTGTCTATCTTGATGGAGTCCATGAAGCGCACCATGTCGGGCTGCATCTTCACGCCTTCAGGCGGGGTAAAGTGTGCCCCTGCAGTCTTCAGGATATGCACATATGGGCCGTCGGCGCCATATCCCTGAAATACGGTGTGCTTGAGAGAAGCCATATCAGAACGGCACCGTTATCGCCGTGGTCGTTGGAGTGTCGATATTGGCCAGGTCTTTCATGGTAAGCCCGGGAGTGAAGAGCTTCATGACGCTCAGCGGCAGTGACCTAGTATCTGTGTTAGACTGCTGGATGTCTGCTAGGCTCTTCAGCGTGCTAGCATCAAGCCCGCCCGTGGAATATTCCTTAGCCTGACGAATGAGGGGAATCACTATCCCCGGGGTGCGCGCTACAGAGGGGGCTACTTGATAGATGCTATCAAATATACGCCGGTTGCCCTCTTCGCCCTCGCCACCCAACTCGGGATATTCCGAGCGCAGCTTATTCCAAGCCGTGGCCTTGTTAACGCGATCGCGCATCTGGCTGCTGAGCCCGCGGATGCCCTCGTATGCCCCGTAAGCGGCTAAGCTCGATGCTAGAGAAATGGCCACGCCGGTTAAAATCTGACGCGCCAGGGCGCTATCTACAGCAGCAGTCTTATCCATTCAGCCTTCTCCTTGCAAAGCGAGCCGCTAGAGGCGATGCCCAGCCGGCGTCGTAACCCTGGCTATAGGCGTCGCTAGCAAGCCTGTCAACCTCGCCCCTAAATAGCTTGAGATTGGTAAAGGGAATCTTTCCGGTACGGTTGAAGTAAGTCGAAAGCCCACCGATGGCTGGGTTGGTAAGCCAGTTTGCCCCAGGCACCCTTCCGAATAGCCTGTTAGCGCCCATAAAGGCAAGCTGGCCGCCCAGGGTGGAGCCCATCAGCTCTCCAAAACCAGGACCACTCCAGGGGTCAATGTATGGCCCCCAACCGATTCCGCCCGTGTATTCCACCTGCGACGCGGCTTGTTTCAACATGCCCGAAAGCTTGCCCATACCTAGTTCCCAAACAGCTCGCTGAGGGTTTCGTCTATCTTAGCGTCGGCAGAGGTAATCATCTCTGCCACCTTGGTCCGCGCTTTGTTGCTCGCGATGTATGTAGTAAGATCGCCTAGCAGCTTCCAATCGGGATTAATGGCCCCGATTACGGGAGTTACATCAAGAGCTGCTAGCTTTGAAGTCACATTACTCGAGATCGATTTATGCATACGGCTGAAAAGGTCATCCACCGCCGGGGATAGCTTGTAGGGCAAACCCACCCTGTCGAGGGCTATGGTGTACGCCTCGTTGATGCTTCCCGTCTTGATGGCATCATCACGCAGCTGCGTCCAGATGGAGCGCACCGCCTTATCAGCAGCCTCCCCCAGCTCGCATTCCTTTTTCCGCAACTGCTCTCTAGCCTCTTTTAGCATTCCAAGACGCTTGAGGCGCTCTTCACGCGTAGCCGTAGCAGCGCGATGCGAGGCGTGCTTTTGTATGACGTTGCCCTCATATGCCGCCTTGAGGACATCCCCCACCACGTCTATGCCCGCCGCTTTCATGGCCGAATCGTCGTCTGGATCTACGTATCCAAACGATGTCTGGGGCAAACCCAACTGCTCCATTACGTTTCTCCAGTCTACGACGGGGAACGTCGCCTGCGGATCCTTTAGCTCAAAAGTCAAATAGCGCTTAATGGCCACGTTAGCAGCTTCACACAATCTACGTACTTGCTCGCCATTAAGGTCATCTGACCGCGCAATATTTACCACCGACGCCGTGGGGTCTTCTTGCGTCTTTAAAAACGCATCGCGCACTTCATGAGCGCTCCGCGTCAGATACTCACGCGTCATTTCCATGCACGCACCTCCACATTACAACCCTAGTATAGAATGTGCGTCAAAGATTGCTAATCACGCGCGATCTTAGCTTGCAGGAATGTGCTATTGGGAATCGTGCTGATTAACGGCATGCCATAAACCATCTTACGTGCAACATTTACGTAGACCAAGGACATCAAAACGTCATCCAACGTCCCCGCGGGGTGGTTGTATAAGAGATTGCCCCCGCTGTCCGTCTCCACAATCTGCGTAAGCATATCCTGCGCAAACGGCTCCCACACCTCCCACTTAGGCAGCAGGAAATGCCGCCTGCGTGTAAACTCCGTGCGGAAGTCCGATAGGGCCATCACGCGATTTAGGTTAAGCTGAGCTATGTCCTCGAAGAACTTCTTAGTCAACGTCCCGCTGCCGGTGAAATGCACCTGAAGAATATTCGACGCGCCCACTACGTGAGCTAGATGCAAGTTGCGGTCCCCTGCGGCGCCTTTATCGGCACACACGTAGTCGACTTTGTATTTAGCCAATATGTCCTGCACGGCCTCTGTCTGCTCGTCTAGGGGCATAGCTGGAGGGAGGCGCCGGCAATAGATGATCTTGATCTTATCCGGGCGGATGCATACCGCAATGGTTACTACCGTGGTGGCCCCGCCCTCGGCGCTGACACCCCAGTCAACTCCAGCCACCCTGCGGTGGGATTTAGCCTCCTTATCCAACTCGAGCGTCATGTCATACTCGCCAGATTCGGCGCAGACTTGTTGTACTTCATCCATCGTCAGATATTTAGCGCCAGACTCGTAGCTTATACCCAGCACTTCATTCATGAATAGCGCCGTGGAGTATGTGGCTAGCTTGTTGTAATATACCTCTGCAAAATCCGTCCACGGCACCATGATCTGCGAAATCCTAAACCCCTTTAAGTACCGCTGAGGATAACTATGCACCCAACGCCCGGTGCGTGCGTCAATGGGGTTTTTGCACCGCGAGCATATCAACCCCGCCGGGGATATGTTGTCAATCCCCAGGTTGTTGTAGCACGAGTCACTCTTGCTGCAATGCGGGCATCGCACGAGCCATTCCGTCTGCGTAGAACGCCGCCATAAGGCTTCGATCGTATTGTCCAGGCTCTTAGGCGTCCCCGAATAGCGCTTGAATTTAATCGGCCATGGAGAGTGCGACAGGGCCTCTTCTGCAACGATAATGGCCTTGCCGACCATGTCTTGCACCTCGTCTGCCAATACAGCCCCCACGGACACTCCGCGGAAATTGTCTCCATCGGGGTCGCTATTGCGGATATATAGGGTTGAACCGTTGGCCAGGGATTTCACTTCGACGTTGGACTGTATCGGCGCGCCACCCGTGACTAGCGTAATCTTCGGAGAGCTAAAAAACGGGCGCACCTTGTCATGGCTCCACTGACGTACCTTTTTCAAATCAGGGCAGCCGTATAAAACGTTGAAATTGGGGAACGCCGTCATCCAGCCCATCGCCATGGCAGCTAACATGGTGGAGTTGTGTGTCACGATCCCGCCGGTGATGAAATTGTTATGCGGCGACACCGTAAAGTCCACACAGTCTAGTTTGCCAAGATCCTCTATGGACACAATAGAGTCCCAGGCGACATCAGCCTTGGCAATGCGCTCTAGTTTATCGATAAGCGGATGGTCAAGGCCTCTCCGGAAATAATCCACATAGCGCATGAGTTTGCGTGGCGTAATTGGCTTGGTAACTATTTTATGTAATGCACATTTGCGCATGTCTCGATCGCTAAATGGGGCAATGTCGTATATTTGCCCCATGATTACGCCGACTTCAGCGGGGATGGTGTGGCGGTTGTTGATGTGCCTGACCGTAAGATCGGGAAGCAATATTCCCTCGCTTTTACCTATCGCGCCTATCTCCGACAAAAAGCGGTGCACACCCTCTATCGTTTCGATCCTAAGCAAATAAGCCACCCTATGCTCTCCACGCCGCTTGTAGATATTGGGCCAATTCTCCCTAATGCGAGACGGGATTCCGAATTTCCATAGCAGGGCCTGGACTTGCTGCACCATGAGCTTAGACATTGACGCATAAACCAAATCGTATATTGATGGCCTGTTATGTTTTACGCTTCCATCTGTGCTCCATAATCTGTTTAGAAATAGAGCTGTTTGCTCCCTGGACAAATCGAACACGAAGTCTGGGATAACCTTAGTGGACGAACGACTGCCAATCAGCCCCGAACGAACCACTAGCGGTGGCGGGGCATGCCGATACGAAACCGAATCAGTTCCAAACTTATTGTAAACGCGATAGTCTATTCCCAGATTACGAAGCGCTTGTTGGTAGGCCTCGGATGCCGGCCCGGGAGATTGAGTGAACCCTACTGACGACTCCGAGAGCATGTGGCCATCACCGATCAACATAGCTAAAATGGTCAGCTCATTATCATCGCACTGATAGCTCCCGGTAAATTCGCCAACACGCGACATCGCAGCAACACGCGTCCCCACGACTAGCTCGCCACCCTCTACCCAGCCATTAAATGTCAAGACCGGATGAGTGGTGGCAATATCCATTTCTAGCCCTAAGCGCGTCTTGATGCGGATACAAGGCTTGCGATAAACCCGAGAGCGCCACGTCACCTCGCCATGCGACGCCTTGAGCTGATCCATGTCGAGAGCGGCCAGGCGATGGCCGATTAACACGTCTCCCGCCCGAATCAGGCGTCCGTTGTCTAGTGAAACGAGTTGCTCTACAGATACGGTTTTCTCTGTCTGCCTGGCGCAACACATTAGCAGTTCAGAATATCCGTTATCGAAGAACGGCAGGGTGTAGCCTCTATCCGCCAGGGAATACGGCTTGCCGTCAAGCGTTAGTATGGATTGAACCCATTTGGACAGCGATACTTCATGATGTTGCATCTGATTCGTCTTCATTGAGCGTGATAGCCTCACGCAATGTTATCGTGACAGGCCCATCCTCTAGCTCCACCCTTGAGATAGGCTCACGCGCCCCGGGGGCCTTGAAGGACACGCTGATGGATTGCATAATATCACTCGCCGCACCCCTGCTTTCCTCATCCATACCTCCCAACACCTTAGAGGTCATGGCTAGTTTGCGGAATGCGTCGATATGCTTTAACATCATCGCCGAGTCGGGATTGCTCGATGACGAGTTCTTGCGGAACTGGATGTAGCACTCCATCATCATAGCTTTAGCCATTTGTTGCGGAGTGATCCCCTCGGTTATGCCAGCCATCCATAGCAGCTCTTCGCGACTGCTATCCAGCATGCTGAAGACGTGATTATTGGCATATGCCATGGGGGCTTCTTGCCACCAGGACAAGTACTGCTCCCAATCGCTAACGCCCATCAGCTCCGTGTTCCAGAAGAAGTCGCGATAGATGGTTACATCCTCGACATCCCAGCAACGTATCGGGGCGTCGATCTTGGTATTCAACGCTTCAGATACTTCTTCGGGCGACCATCCTAGATACAACAGGATATCAAGCGCGCGGCGCAGTAGCGGCTGGCGCATCTCATCCATTATGGTGTCAATACGCGCATTGGTAGTCTCATGCGCCTTGCTACGCGATACCCATTCGTAAATGGGATTAATGCCGAAGCTTTCAGCTAAGCCGCGGGCGAATTTGAAATCGGGATTGATATCACGCGCCGATTGGCGGTGAAATGTATAGAGCGTCTTTAGCGAATTATCTCCAACGGGCGGCTGCAGAAATCCCAGGGAGTCTAAGATGCGGGATGCCGTATTGAACGGCATCCCGGCGTATGCAAACGCTTTTAGAGCACCATCATATGGCACTTTAAGTGCCGGACGAATCCCTGAGCGCACGCGCGCCACATTCACCTACTCCTCGCGGAGCATACCCAGCCTAGCTAGGGTGTTCTTGATACTAACTAGGCTTTCGAGCGCCGCCTTGAGGTCGGCCTCATCCACGCCGATGTTGGCGAGGCGCGACATCAGCAAGAGTCGCGCTAAGTATGTCTCGCAATCACGCAGTATGCCAATGTTATCCATGAAGTACTTCATGTTGCGATCACTCATGACGTTGATCGACAGGATTGTGTCCAGCGCCTTGCGATTGCCCTGCGTGGTTGCCACCTTCATGAAGGCATCATAGTCCGTGACTTGATTAACCGCATGTGCCGCTCTGGCAAGCTCGATATCGCTCCACATCGGGGCTGATGCAGTCTTGACTTCGGGCGCTTCAGGGGCTAGCGGCATTGATAGTGTCAGATGCGTGGGGATATCGCCAGATATCACGCCGTGGGCTAGCTTAGTATTGTAGTGCCCGGTTACAGCTAGCGCCATAAGCGTTTGCTCGTCATCCAACACGCGCTTCTCGGGCAGCGTGTCATGCTGCACACCGGCAGACTTAGCAAGCGCCCCCTTGGGGAGCCACGCGCGGCCGTCGGAGAGCAGCATCTCATAGTTAGCTGCAGCCGACTTGAAGACCGAGCTGGGATCAGGCGCCACGGCGTCATTCATCGCCGGCAGCGGCACGAATTCCATCACCGCGGGGATGTATGCATTGACGTGACCGTGCATATACAACCCCGGATCGACCTTGGGGTCCATCTTAGTGATAGTCTTGATGCCGTGGACCTTGACTAGGTTGAGCTTAGTGTTGGATATCACGTCCACGCCAGCGATGGCTAATCCTGCAGGGGTATCGCGTATCGCTATTACCTCGAAGGGCATCGTGCTGAAGCTGCGCTCGGTGGACTCGTAAACGAAAGCGCCCCAAACGCCTCTGCTGATATTGCCCTTCGGCAGAATGAAGCGCCCCACAGACGGCCGGCCATATACACGCTCGGTAACTGCAAACGTGTTGTCAGCTATGACCAGCTTAGTCTGCGTGCGCTTGAAATCCCAATCCACAACGGGCAGGACGAGTGCGCGTTGTGGACCGCGATCCTTGAAGTACACTTCATACGTTCCATAAGAGCTGACTTCACCCGGCGAGGCCGTACTGGCAATACTCGAGCTGAGCTCGTATGCCAACGAATCAGCCGCGGTTTTCTCAAGCATACCCTGATTGCGCCTGACGCATACAGGCATGCCAGCGATATCGTCGAATTGATCAACGCGCGCTAGGAGGCTGTCCGCGTCAGTCTTGTAAGCCTTAGCCAGCTTTCTCACTCCAGCGGAGTCGGTGTCAACGCTGGCGCAATCCAGGTGTGCATGCTTGCCTAGGAGCACGCGATAGCGATTAATCCCGCTGCGCCTGACTATTGCAGTATCATGCCAAGACTCTGCAAGGGGATCAACCTTAGGAGCCGCCTTCGGCGCGGGTGGGTTATGCAGCGTGCGCATAGCCGCCTTGAAGGTATCCGTAGCGGTGCCCCAATAGTCGGGATAAGCCATGGCCCACTTCAACATCCTATTGCGCTGATCATCCGTCATCGTTCCGATGAGATCTTCAAACCTGAGATCATTGCGCGCCTCGTCGAGGCTGTAAGATGCCAACACGGTGCGCATACCGGGCAGCACTTTGTCGATATGCAACGCATCCGTCGTGTCGGGCGCTCCGGGGACATCCTTAGATGCAATACCCATCGCGGGGCGATACGGGGAGGCGTAAGCCGCAACCAGCCCGGGATCAGCATAGCGCAGCTTGTCGTCAATGAAAACTAGGTCGAATGGCGCCAGCTTGCCATCCCTGATAATCGCAGGGAAGGAAAGCAAGTGTGGCCCACCGCTGACCGTAACCGTGCCCGTGGCGGCACCCTCAACTAAGTCCTGCTTCTTAAAGCTAAGCGATGTGGCAAATGGCGCGCCAGATACCTCGGGATGCTGCGTGCCAAATACACCCAGCGTGGCGCTAAACCATGTCTGCGGATTGCCCCCCAGATCCACGTCCGCACGCTTGGTCAGATCACCCATGGGGCGAACGAACGTCCTGCGATTGCTGAACAGCTTAACTTCCGGCTCCATATGTCGGCCTCCTAGTTGTGCGCAACTATACACTGTACTTTAGGCTAATGTTGCGTTGCGTCAACTTAAGCGCTAATAACGCATAAGATACGGTATAAATCATGTGGAGCTAGTGGTCAATTCCGGCACCTCTACATAACGCCGTAGCGCTTCCATGGAGAATACCGACGGGCAGCGCTCGGCTAGCTGACTCTGAATAGACTCTGCAATATCGCGGATCTCGTCCTGAGCCGAGACGTGCAATCTCAAGCGCAGGAAGTGCATCCAGCTGCGGAAATTAGCGGTCGCTCTCAAGCAAGAAGCAAAGCATTGTGGTAAAATATAGCGCGCGTCTTCGCGACGCATGCCGGCGTCTTGCAGGCCTTTATAAAGCCCGTGTGCATCGTCGAGAAACTTCATTACGCGCTCAAGATACTCAAGCGGAATCTCTTCATAGCTATCCGGGAGGATAACATCCGGGACTTGCGCTACTGCGCGTTGCGATTCCTGAACGTAAGATGCCATTCTGTGTCGTACAAGCTGATGTGAAGTAACGCGGCTTAGGTCGATTTCAAAAGATGCGATAGCATGCTCGAGTACACCGACGTGTCCGGTTTCTAGCGTATTGGTAATAGCGCGTTGAATCTGCTGCGGAGTTGGCTCTTCCTTAACGTTGTTCTTGCAAAACCAGCGAGCTTGCGCGATAGCTTCTTCTGCATTGTCTGGAGCAATGTAGAGCAACCTGGCGCTAGGGGTGATACGTTGGACCATTTCCAACCTCCTTCGCGGACCAATATACTCAGCGCTATATCGCGCGTCAAGGAAGTACACCATGGGAGAAGACAGGCTGTGGGTGGCACGAGTTACACGCCACGCTCTTTTAGAACGCCAGCGGGCTGAACTGCAGGCGCTTTTTGGAGAAAACGTTGGGATAGTCCCCTTTGAGATAACTCATCATGCCAATCTTGATAAAGCAGTAGAGGAGTTTGATTACATGCTATCGGGGCATAAATACGTGGCGGCAGAAGTCATAGCCAGCCCGCGCATGATGTCCCACTTACTGCATAATAGCGAAACGATTAAATCAGGGACGATGTTGATCCGCCCCGTCTTAATGCGAATCCCGGGAGGAGGTAGCGTAGAGGGCACGCGATATCGTTTCTCGCATTACGAGCGCATCCTAGAGATGCACACGGTGACGGAAAGGCTCATCCCGCCGTATGAGGGGAAAAGTGGCTAAAACGCCCCCTCGGCGTGGTAAATATAATGGAGAGCAAGAGGGGGCTGCAAGGTGCGGCCCCCTACCTCAATAGGCCCCGTAAAAGTTGGGGCCGGAAAGGAGGGTCCGTGAACGCGACAAAGCTGTTTGTGGTGGTGGCCGCGCTGGCCACCAGCGCGGTATGGATTGCACGGATTGATACCCACCAGCGGCAGGCGGCCGCCGAGTGGGTGTCCGAGGTGGCCGCGGGGGAGACCCCGGCGGCCACCCCCCGGCTGGCCGCGGAGGCCGCCGGGGAGCTCCCGGAGATGCCCGGCCGGGAGGCCGGGCTCCGGGGCCTCTCTACGGCCCCGAGGATTCTGGCCGAAAGAGCCAGGATCCTCGGGGGCGTTCAGAGCGCCGCTGAGACCCCCGGGGAGGGGTGGAGGGTGGCCCCCGGGGCCACCCGGATTCCGGTTTGGCTCTTTGGGATGACGGCCGGAGCTGTGGCCGTCCTCCCGAGGCGGAGCCCTCGCAAGAGGGCCCCCGGCCGGGTCCCCGAACCGGGGGCTTACTACCCCCGGAGCTTCGAGTAAAAAATCCTCAGGGGGGTCATCCGCAAGGATGGCCCCCTCCTCCCTTTTTCTTTTTAGTCAGTATGCTAGATCTGCTTCTTCAAATGTGGTGATCTCTGAGTCGAAAAACATCGGTATCTCCCCCGTGGGGCCGTTGCGTTGTTTGGCTAGAATCAGCGATACGCGGCGTGTCGGGCCTTCTTGCTCGTAACGCGCTTCGGCGTTGGGGTCGTATAGAAAAGCCACCACGTCAGCGTCTTGCTCTAGTGAGCCTGATTCTCTCAGCTCATGCAGCATCGGCGGGCCGTTATGGCCTGTCGTCTTGCGGCTCAGCTGAGATAGCGCCACCACTGTGATATCTAAGTCCTTCGCCATTGCTTTTAGATCCCGCGAGATCTGCGTCACCTCCTGCTGCCTGTTTTCCCTATCTGCGCCGCAGGACATTAGCTGGATATAGTCTATAAACAACACGTCTAATCCCGCGCGATGCTTTAAACGCCTCGCCTTAGCACGCATCTCTACGGGAGTCATTGCCGCGGAGTCGTCTATATACAGCGGCATAGATTCGAGACGGTTTCGCGTCTCCTTGACTATCCTGCCCCACTGCACTTCTGAGATTAGGTTGTTGACCACCTGCACGGGGCGTATCCTGCTGGTAGAGTAAATCAGGCGATTCATTATTTCTTTACTCTGCATCTCGAGGCTGAAGAATCCCGCCGACCGGCCTGAGGATGCAATGTTTGTTGCCATGTTAAGCGCCAAGCTGGTCTTCCCCACGGCAGGCCGCGCGCCTATGATGATAAACTCCCCGGGGTGCAAGCCTGTCGTGTATGCATCTAAGCGCTTGAACCCGGTCGATATGCCAACAATAGAACTGCCCGTTCGCATCCTGCCTAGATCCTCAAGGCTGGTATCCAGCATTTCTCCGGCACGCACGAAGTCTTTCGTTACATTGCCCTCCCCGATTGACAGAATCGCATGCTCCGAGCGGTCTAATAGTGCGCTAGTGTCGTTAGAGGTATCCTGCATGGCATTCTTAGCTATCGTCTGTGACGCGCTGATCAGCTGCCGACGCGTTGAGTAATTCTTCAACTGCCGGACATGATACTTCGTATTGGCCATCGTCGGGAGATCTGCGCAGATATCCACGATGGTATCCATCATGTTGCTAGAGCTACTAAACTTGCCCGCCACCGACACTAGGTCTATTGCCGTGCCACTTTTTTCCAGCTCGCAACAAGCCCTGAAAATAGCCCTATGCGTGGGGTTGTAAAAGTAATGCTCCCTTACGCTAGCCAATACCTCTAGGGCTAAATCCTGATCAGCCATCAGCGCGGCTAAAACCGCACGCTCGGCTTCTGGCGAATACGGCATCGAGCCGGGATTGAAATCTGTCATGCGTCTACCTCCGGACGGCTACTTTACAACAATACGCCAGAAATGTCAAGCCCAATCCAGGCGGTTATGGGTTATATATTGGTTGAGGTATCTAGCCACAATTAGAGCTGACTCGTCAACAAGGGGGAGGGAGGAATGATCACCGCACTGGAAGTGTCACTGAATTATGCCCAAAACACCAACCTGGCCATAGCGTGGATTGATAATGCTGTCAAGCATTTAGAGGACAATGTTTTGCTGATGTATACAGGGCGAGACGGAGTCACAAGGAGCATACGCATCGACGACGGCTCCTATAGCGATATAACAATAGCGTGGAAGTATGACCAGCCCGAGGGTACGACTCGCTCAAACCGCATCCGGCTGGTAGGCCTCGGCGGCCCCTCGGCGCGAGATCACATACTGCCAGAACACACTGCGGTTTTGGGTTTAAACGCATCACATCTTGATTTCGTGGAATGGCAGCGCGCAATCTTGAGCGCCTTGCTCTGTCATTGTCGCGCTACTAATCAGGCGTTGGAATTACGCCGCGATTTGCAGGAGGGAGGCTCATGAAAGCAAGACTAGAACTCGTGGCCACCACACTCAGCGCGTTAGTGCATTATTGCAGAGACACCGGGCAAGCCCTGGAGCTCTATTAGAGGGGGGTTGATATGAGGCTATGGTTAAAACATAGGCGTCGTACAATGCTGATGGCCTGGGGCGATAATGTTCCCAACAAGCGCTTGAAGTCCGATGGCTATGTAGTCCACACAACCCAGGGTTTGAAAATAGCCCTCATGCCCTTCAATACCGACCTGGGATGGTGGTGGGATGCCGAGGTGGAGAGTGGCGTCAGCATGACCTTCAACCTATGCGGGTTGTGGAATAAGACCGCCGCTGATGAATTCTACTACTCAGACTTTCATCACACCACGGAGGGTGACGGCGTGGCAAGGCTGACCCGCGCCCTGTTGGAAGCTCTGCTTGTATATTGCAGGGTTACGGAGCAGGAGCTGCGCCTTATGGATCCTGATCAGCCTCTTCCGAGGAGATAGCTTCGTCGTCCTCGTCGTCGACTATAACGCGGCCGTATTTGACCATTCCAGCGTCACTCACGGCTTCTGATATCTTAGTCATCGGGCAGTCTTCACAGTGTTTCACTCTTCACCTCCTAGGGAACGCTAAGGGGGACGCCTCCGACTGAGAGTGCTCCAACCACGTTAAGCGCCCCCTGTACCTCGCATACACCCTTGAGGGTTACGGAGGGCGCTGACACCTCCACGTTGCTCGTGCTAGTAACGGAAACGGGGGCGTTTGATGTAATGCTGACCCCATCCTGGCCTATGTGAATTTGTGTAGTGCCAGCGGCGCCGACGACTGATAAGTCCCTAAACGGAGCTGGATTAGTAGGATCGCCACCTAGCGTTTCGCTAATGCCGCACAGCCCTGGAGCATTCATGGTCCATATCCGAGTCGCGCCTAGTAATGCTTCCAATATCTTGCCTAATGCGTTATAGACAAACAGGGATATCTTAGGCCATCCGGCGTCATCAGTCTCTAATCCGCCATTCACGGTTGGAGTGGAGAGCATGACTTTCTCGCCGCATACATTGATGGCCCGGGAGTCGCCATGCATCCATAAACCAGTACCCGGAGCAGCTTGCAGAGCTGTCAATCCACCACGCTGCATGGACAGCATGTTGGCATCCGGCCGGCCGAGGCGCAAATCGCCCTGGACGGTATCTTGCTCGGAGCGAGCGGCGTCAGACTCCTCGCCGATAGTCCCCATGAAACCAAAGCATACGGCATCACCGCTGTTTGGTGTATAACCCACCACACAACGCATACCAGCTGTGGGAGCAAAAGCAACATCAGGCGATAGCGTGGCGACTGGCACGCCCAGAAGATAGCAGTCGTCGTTATCGCCGTCTAGCCGAACGTCTATCGTTCCCGCATCGGCGTCATACCGCGTTACGATTCCATAAGATGTCTTATCCATAGCACTAAGTAGTATGGCCCGCAGGGCCACAGCGTCAAGGAGAGCCTTTATGAAGATGTTTGTAGCTGACATGTCGAAAAGGCGCACCAACCCCCTAAAGCGCACGCTCGTAATAAGCGAGCGCGCCATCAGCAGCCTCGGGGCGGCATTTCTGATAATGCGCTCCGACTCTTCCGTTGGCGGTTATGGCGTAGTGCGCAACATGGGAAGCGTACTGATGCTAATAGACGTGCTGCCTATACCGGGAAAATCAGAATGTCTGGATTACCGCGTGGCAGCTCGCAATGTGCAGGAGAGGCTCGCCGCGCAATGCCATATGCCGGCTAATCTGGCGTGGACCATGGGCAAGAACACGTTGCGCGTAAGCGATAACTGCAAGCGCGCCACGCTGAAAACACCGAAAGACGAGTACTACGAGCTCGAAGTAGCCGATGGAGGCCTGGCATGGGCATCAGCGATTAGCCTGGAGGATAACACCTACTACTCGGAAGACCTCGCCGTCAGGTGGGATTACGGCCGATTTATGGAGCTAGCTAACGATTGTAAGCTTAGCGAACTCAACGAGCCATACGTTAGCGCAATAGAGACGATACCATTTGTTGAGACCAACATCATCGCATTAGACGACCCACCGGCACGCTCGGTAGTCCAGCGAGCAGAAGACTTTCGCATATGGCCGTCAAGCAACACTCAGGTCGCCACTGTCGCGGATGTACAAGTGGGCCTACACAAGCCAACCGCGACGCAGCCAGCCACTTCACCGAACGCGCTACGGTCAGCGGTTAATCAGGCAGGCTGGACTCTGCACTGGCTAGCACCGCCACGAGAAGTGTGTGAAGCGCTGCTCGGCACGCTGAGCCGAAGCGAGGCCTCGCCATCGGGAGCGCCACTGCGCAAGATCCTAGCACACACAATATCGCAGTCGGGTGCGCCAGATGAAGTTAAGACAACAGCAATCGACCTACTCAAGGCAACCCCGCGCGACGGGAGCAGTGATGCGTGGTGCTATATCTTCCCAGACGCTAACAAAGCATCCATTTCGGTGTTTATCTCTGAGGAGGTCCCTGGCATCATAATGCCAGCCGAACTACAGCTGCTCACATGCGCATATTATGTTGTTAAGAAAACGTTACTCACAGCAGAGGAGGTGCGTGCGGCTTGTAAAGCAATCGACGACGATGGATCCTAGCTACGGAGGTTTGCTATGCCGCTGTGGATGATGACCGCTATTGCTTCAGTGTTGATGAGTATCGGGCGCTTCATCCCGACGTGGCTATACATAGCGTTTATCTCGGTCAGCGCAGGAGTCGCGATAGCGGCTTTTGCGACTGGACGCCGAGACGCTTATAGCAGCTGACATCAAGATGACGGGGCGTGGTCTAGGTGGCCACGCCCCAGTCGTCTAGCGGCGTTTCGTCAAGCTCAAAGCCACCATAAAGCGGATGCCGGAGCGATTTCCCGCTTGAGCCTCGAGCTAGAACTCTTATCTTGCGGTTTTGGAATTCATCCCAATGCTCAGCCATGTATCTGCGGAGGTTATCGTCTAACCCCTTGCCGGACCCCACATTGACGCGCTTACCCGTGGCGTCTTCTACGATCAACGACCCCACCGTTCCCTCAAGATCACCCCTGCCGGGGTTGTAGCCTACAATCTTACCGACATAGGGGTGCCATATTTTTTTACGATACATCGGCATGTCGTCGGTGTCGGTTGACCTTGCCAGGACGATGCCCTCGCCGCCCTCACGCTCGATTTGCGCCATGAGCTGTTGGGGATTATCCGACATGCGCGGCCGCGTGATATATGGATTATTCAATTTACCCACTAAGTCGTCCAGAATGGCCATCTTATCAGCATAACTCACGCCGGGCATGCCCACGATGCCCCATGGAGCGAATTGTATCTTGCCCTCGGAGCGTTGACGCTCGAGCGCCTTAACGGGTGAGGAATTGAGTATGCCGGATAGGGTGCTGAACCCCTTGGGGTGGTATAGCTCCCCCGCGATGGTCATGCCGATGTACTCTTTAGGTATTTTGGCGTCCCTGATCCATGGGACGTGATGCTCTCTCACGAGTGGCTCGCCGTCAACCCCACGCCTGCGGCTAGTGAGGGTGATCCCATTGGGATTAAGCGTGGCATACATCATGGCGCCGTCCAGCTTTTCGCTAGCCGTATAGCCCGAGGACGGAATATCTCCCTGCCAGTCCTTGTATTTACCACGCTCCTGCCACACACGCTCACGTGGCAGGTTGCGCAGCACCACGAAGTACTGCTTCGCGTTGCTGGGGTTCTTTTTTAGTGTCAGCTTGGCATCGCCTATGTCTTTATCGTGTATGTATAAATCGTACGATCCGTCATTATTGCTATGCAAAACCCCGGGATGCTTAGCGACCAGAGTAAACGGTCCCGCCCCGTACTGACCAGAGGGTATAACCCCGCTCAGCGTGGCATATGCAGCTACATGGTCGGGTTGATGTATCCACGTGGCAGTCTGCCCTGCTTGACCCTGTAGCGTGGGGCGAGGGATGACAAATGATATCGACCGATCAGGCAAACCTACTCGCAAGTCATAATGTGTCCCCCTGCGCTCGGCGTCGTGCCGCTGGACTCCGATTACCACGGGCTCGTAATAGTGTGAGCCTATTGGGGTAAGGTTTTCGCTAGGCACATGCACGGAGCGCAGCATGATATCATCGCTAGCGCGCTTAAGCATATAGCTCAAACGACTCATCGCGCCTCCAGATGCATCAAGCAAGACCGCGCCACCCAGCGGGCCGGATTAACCCCCACGCGCACGGCGGCAATTATCTCATAAGGAGCGGCATCAAGCCTCCCGCCAGAGTTGATGTGACACGTAAAGACGCCATTTGCAACAGTACAGCCGGTTAACAATGAATACGTAACGTCGTTCTTGTCCTTATCCAGCACGCGCACCATGCGTACTGACCAAGAGGTGCCCCCGGCTTGAGCGAATGCCCCAGACAAGTCTAGTGCCACCACCACGCTGCCGCTGACGGGTTTTACAACCACACTAGACGCACCGCCCGAAGCAGCGCTCGCCAAGAGCTGAGCAGCGCTTCCGGACGGCTCAAGGCCTGATGGCACATAACCCCACACATCACTCGGACTCGCTCCGCCGCCTCCACCCGTGGGGGCCAACTCCAATGCCTTAGCGGTAAACCTATCATTGCCGCTGCTATCAATCCCGATAAGCCCATCCACGCGCTGCGTGTCGGCATAGATCAACCCGGTAGCCGCTATCAGGCCGCTGTCGGCTATGCCGGTGTCGACCTCGGCGTTGACGTTGGCGAGGTTGAGCTCGCTGGAGTCG